TGGAACTACTAATGTGGTATTATCAAATAGTCCTACTTTAGTAACACCAGCTTTAGGAACTCCTTCAGCGTTGGTTTTAACAAACGCAACCGCATTACCCGCAGCTCAAGTAGCTCAAGGAACAATGGCCAGTGGAATGGTTTTGGTGGCACCAGCTTTGGGAACACCCGCAAGTGGCGTATTAACTAATTGTACAGCATTACCAGCGGCTCAAGTAGCTCAAGGAACTATGGCCAGTGGAATGGTTTTAGTGGCACCAGCTCTGGGAACACCAGCAAGTGGTGTGATGACAAATGTAACAGGAACGGCTGCAAGTTTAACATCAGGTAAGGTAACAGTAACAGATAGTACAGCTAATACAGCCTTTGCAGTTCCTTTTCACGATGGATCAGATGCTTTATTAGATGATACTGGAACATTAACATACAATCCAAGTACAGCAACATTGTCAGCAACAAGTGCTTCAATTACTTATCTATCAGCAAGTAAGGTTGAAGTTGACGCCACCTCATTAACAATTGGTGGAACTGCACTTACTAAGACGATTGCTGATGGTATTCAAAACACAAGTGGTACTAATACTGGTGACCAAAATACATTCTTGACTGTAGTTTCGGATAGTGGAACTGCAACTGCAGATGCCACAGGAGATGCACTTTCAATATTGGGTGGAACAGGAGTTACTACGGGAGTAAATGAAGATGCCGTTACGATTACAAATAGTGGTGTTACTTCAGCAGTAGCAGGTACTGGTATATCTGTAAGTGGAGCAACAGGAGCAGTTACAATTACAAGTGCAATTACAGCAGGTGATGGTTTAACTTTAAATACCGCAGATATAGATATAGATGCAGCACAAACCACTATTACATCTATTATAAATAACGGTTTATCAATAGGTGGTTATTCTAGTGATCAACTTATTGATTTCTCTACAGACGATATGATAAAAGTTTCGGTTAATAATGTTGATGATGAATTTAGATTCGCTGCTGGTGGTACATTTCATGCAAACTCTGATGTTGTAGCGTATTCTTCAACAGTAGCATCTGATATGAATTTGAAAGAAAATATTACAGATATGAAATATGGTTTAGATACTGTGATGCAACTTCGTGGTGTTGAGTATGATTGGAAACGAGAAGATATGGGACACGATGTTGGTGTGTTAGCACAAGAAGTTGAAGCAGTCATCCCTGAAATTGTGAAGGAACATGAAGGATTGCAGGGAAGACCAAAATTTAAAGCAGTGGATTATAATAAGTTAGTTCCTGTTTTGATAGAAGCAATAAAAGAACAACAAAAACAGATAGATGAATTAAAACTAATCAAGAATTAAAATTGTTATTTGAATAAATTTAACGATATATATACTTGATACATAAATTAACTATTAACTAAGACAAAATAGGAGTTATAAACATGCCTGAAACGGAAACTAAAACTAAAGAAGTTAAGATTGCTGAAGAAGAAACTACAAAAATTAGAGAATTACAAAATCGTTATACTCAAATTACAGTAAATCTTGGACAAGTAACAATAGCTTCTGAGAGATTGCAAGAAAATTTGGAGTCTTTGGATACTCAGAAAGAAGAATTGTTAGCGCAACACGTAACTGCTCAAGAAGATGAGAGAAAACTTGTTGACGATCTAACTGCCAAGTATGGAATTGGAAATTTAGACCTAGATACTGGTATTTTTACGCCGAATGAGTAACTTTTGGGATTTTAATTTTATATTTATACTAAATAATATCTGACTTTTATAACTAATTTTTAATCTAAAATCTAGGAGAATTTAAAATGGCCGAAAGAATTGTAAGTCCTGGCGTATTTACCCAGGAAACAGATCTTTCTTATCTCCCTCAAGGTGTTGCTAATATTGGCGCAGCAATGATTGGACCAACTCAAAAAGGTCCAGCGTTTGTTCCAACTATTATAACGAGTGGTGGGGAGTTTGAAGAAAGATTTGGAAAAAATATAAAAACATCATATGTTCCTTTTGCAGTACAAGAATACTTAAAATCCGCATCTAGCGTAACGGTAGTTCGGGTAATGCATACAGGTGGATACAGAGCTGATTATATAAATGTAATTGCTAGTGGATCTATATCAGCAAATGCCTCTGGTAGTTTAGTTGCTTTTACTTTAGCTAATACAAGACTTGGACAGAATGTTGGAATAGGATTATCTGCTTCCGGATCAGTGACTGATACTACCGCGGACGCTTTGTTTAATTTAACTATAAGTGGTTCAAGTGGAATACATCAAACTTTTGAGGATTTGAGTTTAGATAGTGGTAGTGCAAATTATTTTGCTAAAAAGATTTCATCAGATCCACAAAGTAATACTGATTATGCATATATCTATAAGGCATTTCATACATCAGCAGATGCGGTAGGAGCATCTTTAGGTGGATTACAAGTTACTGGTAGTGCTTCAGCATCCGCAGGATTAAATTTTGCTGGTGGAACTAATGGAGCTTATACTGCTCAATATGATGCAGTAGGTAACTCATCTACTTGGGGTGGAAATGTTGATTATTGTACTGCAAGAACACCTTATATTATAGATCAAGGTGCAACTGGATGGGATGGTGGCACTACAGCTAGATCTTTTAAAAACTTATTTAGAGTATATACATTAGGTCATGGCAGTAATATGAATACTGAATATAAAGTAGGTATTTCTAATATTAGAGCAGCTGGAACAATTCCAGGATCTGATTATGGAGATTTTACTTTTTCTGTTATACCTCTAGATGGTAGAGCACCAGAAACTTGGGAAAATTGTAATTTTAATCCAGTTTCTCCAAGCTATTTTGCAAAACAAATTGGTGATGCTCATGTAGTTGTAGATTCTAATGGTAGATTGACATATCATGGAGACTACCCAAATAGATCTAAATGGTGTAGAGTTGGTGATTTTCAAAATATAGAAAATTATCCAAAATCGGTAGTACCGTATGGATATGCTTCAGTAGATAATCCAATTCCAGGTGGTACTATAGTACCTTCTGCTTCAATGAAGCTTCAACAGGTTGATAATACTGATCAACAAACTTTTCAAGCAAGTACGTATCATGGATTTGATTTCATGGACATTGGAACAGCGAATAGAATAAGAGGCAAATATGATAATGATGCAGCAGCTTATCTTTCACCAATTCCAAGTGGAACAGGAACTGGATCTAATGAGGCCTTTAGTTTAAATAATTGCTATGGACATGCTAACGCAGCAGATTTACCTGGAAATCCAAGCACTAACTCAGATGCAGGTGAAAAGATAACATTAGCTTTATCTGATATAGGTCAGAGACGATTTGCAGTTCCTTTTCAATGGGGATTTGATGGTGTAGATCCAGCTTCAAAACCATCTATGGGTAATGATATAACTACTACTAATGTAATGGGATTTGATTGTTCTACTTCAAGTACTAGTGGTACTACATTGTATAAACGAGCAGTTAATGCAGTATCTAATCCAGATGAATTCGATATTAATATGTTGGTAATTCCTGGAATTATTCATAGTAAGGATGGTAGTAATTGTCATAATAATATTACCGAACATGCTATAACTAAGATGGAAGAAAGAGCAGATTGTTTCTATATAATGGACGGATTCCATTGGGCAGATACTATTTCGCAAGCAACTAGTGCTCTTGGATCACTAGATACCAATTATGCAGCTACGTATTATCCCTGGGTACAAGTACATTATGCCATAGACGGCGGTAATGTAGAACCAGTTTGGGTACCACCTTCAGTTGCTTTAGCTGGAGTATTTGCTTTTAATGACAGAATAGGTCAAGAATGGTTTGCACCTGCAGGATTAAATAGAGGTGGATTGACTATAACCTCTAAAGCTAAATTTAAGTTAAATCATGCAGAGAGGGATAAACTTTATGAAGAAAGAATTAATCCAATTGCAACATTCCCAGGTCAAGGACCGACGGTGTTTGGACAAAAAACATTACAATCCAAACCATCAGCACTTGATAGGATTAATGTTCGTAGATTGTTAATTAATCTGAAGAAGTTTATAGCTTCAACATCTAAATTCTTGGTGTTTGAACAGAACACAACAGCAACAAGAAATCGTTTCTTGAATACTGTTAATCCATATCTTGAAAATGTACAATCTAATAGTGGTTTGAATGCTTTTAGAGTAGTGATGGATGATTCTAACAACACACCAGATGAAATAGATAGAAATAGGTTAGTTGGACAGATATTTGTTCAACCTACAAGAACTGCTGAGTTCATTGTATTGGACTTTGTTGTTCAACCTACAGGAGCAACCTTTCCAGAATAATAAAATATCTTTATAAGATAAGATAACTAAAAAGCCCCAGTTTTTACTGGGGTTTTTTGTTTTTATAATAACTTCAAAAAAACTTCAAAAGGATATTATTAATATAAGCGCAATTTTTCATAACCGCTATATTTATTACTGAAAAGAAATCTTATTTAGGAGAAGAAAAGATGCCTGAGTTAATTGACGCAACTGAAATAATGTTTACCCCATTTGAACCGAAAACGAAAAATCGGTATGTCATGTATATAGAAGGTATTCCTGCATACTTGATTAAGACTGCTAGTAGACCACAAATTACATTTGAAGAAATAGTATTAGACCATATTAATGTAAAGAGATACCTTAAAGGTAAAGGAGAATGGCAACCTCTATCAGTTACTTTATATGACCCTGTAGTTCCTTCAGCTGCACAAGCTGTTATGGAATGGGTTAGATTATCCCACGAATCCGTAACAGGTCGTGATGGATATTCAGATTTTTACAAAAAGGATGTATCTTTTAATTTATTAGGTCCAGTTGGTGATGTAGTAGAAGAATGGACATTAAAAGGAGCATGGGTACAAGATGCAAACTTTAATGATTTGGATTTTGCAAATGGAACAGATCCTGTAGATATTGAGTTATCACTTAGATATGATTACGCAATATTACAATTCTAATTAATTAAAAATTAATAATAACGGAGAATAAAAATGAATGAATGGTTAATAGCAAATTGGCAGTGGTGTCTTTTGGGATTTTACACACTAGAAAAAATCGTGAAATTAACCCCGTCCAAAAAAGACGATATTCTTTTCGACGCAGTATTGAAACCTGTATGGGACGCCGTCACTAAAGGAATGAAAAAATAAATACCAAAATAAAAATTTGTTTGAAAAATTTTAGTTATATTTACAATCAGTTATAAAACTTATTAAGGAGAATAACATGCCCGAAACTACGTTTCCGACGGAAGTTATCGATCTACCGTCGAAAGGATATTTTTATCCTGAAAAAAGTCCATTATCAAGTGGACAGGTCGAATTAAAATATATGACAGCTAAAGATGAAGAT